TTTAGACTGGGAGCAGCATACGGTGAGGCCATCAATACTACCTGTAATTCTAACACGAGGTAGTCGCGTTGGTGGTGCTGCGCCGTTCAACCCATCATCCCTCAACCCACTCCAGCGTTTCCTAGACGCATCGCCCACCTACCACGGCTCAACAGTAGCTAACTATCCTGTCTTGACCCCAGAAGAAGCCTACACGTCGATTGCACAGCCTCGTAGTGGACGGTGCTGGTTGTTTGATGGGAGCAATGATTTTGCTGTTGGAGCTATTGCTGGAACGTACAGCACGCTAACTTACGCATTCTGGATAAAACCGAATGGATTGCCAGCCAATGAAGCTGGGATAGTATTCAACAGGTCTAGCGGGGTCAGTGGAGTACATTTTCAAGCCGCTGGATCACTAAGACTTGGCTATACGTGGAACTCAGAGAAGTACGATTGGGCTGGTGGTCCAGTTTTAACTGATGCAGTATGGCAACATGTGGTTGTTGTTATTACTCCAACTGACGTAAAGTTTTATATCAACGGTGTTCTTTCAGTAACAAGAGTAAGCGCCCATACATCCAATCAAGCACTTGCAGCGGTAAATGTAGGCAGAGACGCTATCGGCAGGACTCTCAACGGCTCCCTCAAGGACGTTTTGATAGACGACGAGGGATATACTGATGCTGAAGTCCTATCCCTAGCCACCAATCACACAGTCCCCAGTGGCAAGACACCATTAGCCTTTTACCGCTGCGAAGAGGAGAGCGGCACGACTGGCTACAACTCACTAGCCAACTCGAATCACCTCACACTGACCAACATCACCCAGAGCACGTTTCATGCACTAGATACTGGAGTGCGGTTCAGTGATGCAAATGAGCGTGGGCATAGTAAAATAATGAACTTCGACGGTGTGGATGATTTTGCATCGCTGTCTTCGTTCACACTAGAACCACCATATACAATCAGCACTTGGTTCAAAGCAAACGCACTAACTGGACCCAAGGGTATTGTCAGCTGGGGAGAAGAAGCAGCAAACAAACGTCGCTCTCTTATTGTCTGGAATGGTGGTAGCGGAGCTTACAAGTTTTACTCATCACAGTACGCCAACAACATAGCAGGTGCCACATCGATTAGTGCCGGAGTCTGGTACCATGCAGCAATCACCGTGGCTGTAGGAGGTGCGTGTGTTGTTTATGTGAATGGGGTATCTGACGGTACTGGTACACATTCACCAGCAACTCCAACTAGCCAACCGCTCTATATTGGAAGAACTGCTGATGGTACTGAACTTGTCAATGGACAAGTAGGTGCTACTCGCATTTACAACGTTGTAAAAACCGCCGGAGAAATATCCGCCATTTATGCAGGCACCAACGACACAACTGGATTACAGGCCAGATACAGTGATCAATACGACGAATCTGGAAACAACCGTCACCTAACATTGTCTGGTGCATCGGTTAGTGTTATCCCCCGCAGCGTAGCCACTCCAACCCAAGACGTACTGGGTGACACACTTGGTGTCACTGGTCCAGTGGCAAAATTGGCTACGGCTGAAGTGCGATGTGTGACTGGAAACGGTACTAATGCTTACTTAGATTGTGGAAGTGCGTTGATTCCAGCAACAGCAGACTTCGACATGAGTCTTTGGGCTTACTACAGTTACGACACAACACCTAGAACTATTTTCTCTCAGACTGGAGCAGTTGCTATAAGGTTTGTCTTCAATTGGAACGGCTCATTCGTAGGAACTGCTGGTTACTTATGGATAGACTTTGGCGGTGCGTATAACGGCTATGCTGTTCCATCGCTATCCACTACTGGCTGGTATCTTATGCGATTTGTTCGTACTGGTGGTTCACTAGTAACTTATGTAAACGGTATTGCAGCGGCTACCATCACAGCAAACCCCACATTGACAGTGACGAATAGCACTAGGTTTTTAATAGGTGAAGGTGGAACGCCTTTTTCGGATGGTCGCATCTCCGATCTCCGCATCACCACGGGCGGTGTAACAAAATACTTCCCACTACAAGAAGGCCCAGGAACAGCTAACACCAATCGAAACATTCACTGGGTCGGCAGTGATGGCACTGGTGGTGTTATATCAAATGCCATTGTCAACGGCACCGTTTCCAACATTTGGGCTAACTACTGCCCATTTGCACAAGATCACTGTATCAACCACGGTGGAGGCATTGCAGCTAACGGCTCATTCATCCCAGGACGCATCGGCACAGGTCTAGACGCTGCTGGTAACGCTAAGACGTTGGTAGCTGGAAAGCATGGGAACCCATTTTCACGACTAGTTCCTAACGTATGGAATATGCCATCGTTGGTAATTCGTGGTGTTGATAGTGCTGATCGACTAGCACCATCGACTACCTATGAATCACTGACAACGGCTACCGATGACGCATTCAATCGAATTAGATCAGATGGATCAGACAGATACTTCCTAACACCAGCAGCATTGACTGGTGCTGACTTAACAAATGCAGATGGATACGTAGCATGAAAAACGATGGACAGTGCTGGATTCATATTCCAGTTGACTTGACAGACCCAACGCTGAGCGATGCCGCTACAGCGATGGTCAATCAATTGCATGTGCTCCTTGGCAAGCCAACGCTGTCGACAGGGGCGCCCAATCCGTACTACCTGCCAGTTACGCAGATTGGCATTGCTACGGGCTCGTCCATTGACCGCAGTTCATCGCTGGCTGTCTGTGGGCCAATTGCCAACACGTCGCGCGTGCCGCTCGAATTCGTCGATCTAGTCGTGGCTGTGGGCGGCGATGTCGAAGGTCTGCCCGTGTGGTTCGAGCTTCCGAACATCACCGACATCTGCCCGCTGGGCGATGGTGTCGAGACGTGGGCGACATGGGGCACGTTTGGACAATCGCACCTGCCTGTTCAGTATGGCACGAAGTGGTATCGATCCAGCGCTGTAGGGCAGTCAGGCCGACTGCTGAATGCGTCGCAACTCGCACCAGTACGACAGCGAGTCATCGGCCTTTCACGATTCCAGGAAATTCAAGCGGAGAATGCACCATCAGTACCGTAACGATATCCACGACCATCCAAACGTTTAGCGCCGCAGATCGCGCAGCCGCCTTAGCAGCCATTGAGATTGAGAACACTCGACGGGCTGGCTTGACACCGCCAGGAACACCGCTGCCGTTCGCAACAGCGCAGGAAATGCGAGCCAGTTACCAAACCATCATGGCGGAACGGCTGCGAGCATCTCACTTGTCAGCGGTTGCAGCGGTAGCAACCAGCAATGCGACCGTTCGCCAGATCCGAGACGCTGCCGTGGTGGCCACGGACGCGCAGCGAGCCGCAGCACTAGCCGCACTAACGACGTAGGATACTTATGTCAGCAATACCAACCACAGGGAAAATCAGGCGAGAGGCTGTTAGCGCGGCGCTGTCGTCCCAGAAGCTGATACCCATCTACCGTCCCAGTACGTACTCGATGGCAGATATCACTGGCAGAATCGTAGCTGCTGCTGCTTCTGGAGAAAAGATATACTTAGGTCCCGGCCTGTACGACCTAAATATCAACCTGCCAAATGGCGGCTCTCCTGGCTTTGGTATGGTTGGTGCAGGCCGCAACAGAACGTTTTTGATTAGTGGTGCTGCCAACACCCCAGTCTTTGCTTGCCAAGGACTGTGGTACAGCAAATTCGAGGGTCTGTCGTTTTCGCATAGAGAGCTTGGAGCAGGCACAATGCCTGCCGTCAATGTCGATGGTAAAACAGGTGACAATGCTCGTGGTGTACAAGCCAACACTTGGGAGGATTGCTCATTCAGTGGTGCTGGATGGTATGACGGTCTGATAGGTAACTCTGCATTCTGGCTGTGCCGTGTCGCTGGCAATGCCGGACAAGGCTCAGAGAATATGTTCATCAACTGTCATTTCTCCAATGCGACGTTTGCTTGCTTAGCCATTACGGGATACAACGCGCTCAATAACCAAATCATTGGAGGTAACTTTCAGTCGTATACCAAGCATGGAATCTACCTTCAGTTTGGCTCGATGCACATCATTGGCGTAGGCTTCCAGTCTACGTCAGGCATAACCCAGATTAACAACGATGGCTGGGACATCTCGGCAGAAGCGGGTGGAGTGGGTGATAGCATTACCGTTATCGGATGCCGAACAGAGTCATTGCGGTTCTACAAGGGCAATGGGGCACAGCCGCCACTGTTGATGAATTGCTTGCAGACGCCTGGACTTATCTCGTGGCTTCCTAACTATCTATACACCGCTGGTGCAGGGTTGTACTACGACAATCCGGTCAACGGCGTTCGTGAGCTTTATCGTGTGCTCAACACACACACCACAGGACCAACTTTTGCAGTATCTCCTAACCTCGAATTAGTTCCATTCAGCGTAATCCAATCCATTATTGGAAAAGAGCTAAACTGCAACTGGTGGATGGGTGAGCGAGCATTTTTCGCTGAGCCTGACAATCTTGGGAAAGAATGCAATGCCGACTATACAATGGTGTATACAGACACACATATATCTGCTGACTGCACCAACAATAATGTAACTATCTACCTATATGACGCACAGAAAGTACCTGCTGGCCGTGAGGTAACTGTACTGCGAGTAGATAATAACCCAAGCTACACATGCACAGTAGTTAGTCCGTACTTCGATAACCTAGGTTCATTTGGCGACCTTTTATATGCAACACCAGAAGGAAGGTCACGATCATACAGAGCAATTGGCGGTGGGTTCCAAGCACGTAGATGGTATCGAACGTCGTCAAGACTAGCTCCTGTACAAGACAACCTAAGACGGTTTACCGGAAGTGCCGAAGCGACAGTGGTTAACGGTAGTCCTGAACCGTCTCCCGTATTTAGCATACCGATACAAGCAGGTGCAACATACGAAATTTCAGGAGTGATCGGCTTTAATGGAGATACAGACCTGCTATCCAACTTCATTGCCCGTGGTCGTGCAAGTGGTACAAACCTATTTCAGGATTCTACATTTGCAACCAGGATAGGTACGGCATTGTGCGATTACATGTGGACGCATGATGCTTCTGGAAAAGAAATCGTAGATAGAACGGTATGGGCAACAGTTAGTGCTAGCGGGCCTGTGGATTTGGTAGCAGAGACTCTCAACCGAGCACAAGGGAGGTGTAAGTTCTCGTTCAGAATCACAGTTGCTACATCGGCTAGTGGAAACTACGACTTTAGGTTCTATACCAGAATAGCTAAAGTCGGAACACCAACGATCATGGGTAGCTGGGACGTAACAGCGACGAGGATAGGATAGCATGGCTAACTACACAGCATATTGCCGCGCAACGACTGGCCTCAATCTTTACGCTAAGCCGTATCCGTTCACCAATCCATGGGGAGATGATGACATTCCGCTGACCGAGGGTATCGGTGGACAATACTCGTTTACTGCTGATTCAACGAAAGAGTACGTCGTTTTTGTTCGTGCTGGGGCAAGCCCTGCGGCAACAGACGAAGATGAGGTGACAATACCGAAGAACACGCAGATAACGATCGACGAGATCGATCAGCAGTTAAGTCAGATTGGCTTGGATGGATCAGAGACGGTCACGTTTCGAATTAGAGACGGTGGAGTCGTCATCTCAGGCGCAGAGGTCTACATAACGTCTGACGCGATAGGATCGATTGTCGTGGCTAGTGGTCTCATTTCCAACGCACTTGGAGACATTACATGCAGGCTAGACCCAGGCACGTACTACGCTTGGGTGAGTCGTCCTGGCTACACAGCAACTAACCCTCAGACTTTGGTGGTCACAGATGTCTAATGACTTCACGCTTGAAATGGACGGAGTGGCAGGCTCGTCTGGGTGGAGCGTTAGCTACCTCAGCTTGCTTGAGCGAGTGGGCCATTACCTGTTTGGCATCCGCACTGGCTTTTCGCTGGATCAGACATCGGACATCAACGACTGTATTCAGGACGGCATAAAGCGAGTGTACTCTGCTCGCGACTGGTCATTTCTGAGGCCCATGGCTGATGTGGTTACTACCGCACCTTACGCTACAGGCACGATCACGATCGCGGCAGGGGTGGTGACACTTACTGGTGGCACGTTTCCGTCATGGGCGGCTTCTGGTGTTTTGAAAGTCAATAATCGATACTACTCGGTAGCGAGTCGCGGCAGCAACACGCAAGTTACGCTTGACGCGACATCGGTAGCAATCGCTACCGCATCGAGCTACCAATTGGCTATGGCTGAAATACCGCTGGGCGCTGCGTTTGACTCAGTGGCAAACGACAGCGACCTGACGTACTACCCAGGTCCTGACTGCTGGTATCCTCCAGTAAAGTGGCGGCACGACGCGACGATTCGCCAGCTTGAGGGGAACAATCCAGAGTTTGGCCGTCCAGTGTTTTATTCCGTCAGAACAGTGACATTTGATCCGTCAGTCGGCAGTCGTAAGGTGTTGGTGCTCTACCCAGCACCAGACCAAGCCTACACGCTTCGGGTGCCCATGATTCTGAGGCCCGTGCTGCTTAACGAAACGAACCTCTACCCAATCGGCGGAGAGATGCTCAGTCAAGTCATCCTGGAAGCGTGCCTGGCATCAGCGGAGCACAACTTCGAGGAAAGAAAGCATGTTCACGAAGATCAGTATCTGAAACTAATCGAACAGGCGATTCTCGAAGACAAGGATCGCAGTTCGCCAACGTCATTAGGCCCTGACGCCCCTCGCGGTGAGCGAAGCAGGTTCGGTGTGGTAGATTATGAGTACCGTCTGCGCGAGCAGCGAATAGGCGGATTGACATTTGACGGCAACGGCCTGTAGCGATCAACCCAACACGAGACCATTATGTTTTCATCAGCCAAAGCAGATATTGTTACAGACGCCAGTGGAAACGCGACCGTTTACATAGCACCCAGCATCAATAGGGGCCTTAATGGGTTTCTGGTTTGCCTGAAGTACACTCCTGGCACTATTGCCACTGGAGCAGACTTGACCATCACTGGCGAAACCAGCGGTATTCCGATTATGACGAAAGCGGACGCCGGTACTAGCAATGTGTTCTACTACCCGCGCGCACTGCTCAATGCGGTTGCCGATGGAGCCGCTGGTTCAAGCGGCAGCGAGTTCATTCCGATCAAGGACGAGCGTATCAAGGTTGTCATTGCCCAGGGTGGCAACGGCGGTGTTGGTGCGATCGAAGCTACCGTGATGACCAATCCACCTTACTAAGTGTTGTTTGTTTTTTCCTTTAGGACGCAGGCCGTCCCCGAACCATTTTGAAAGGACATTTGCATGTCACCTCACAGAGTTTTGCGAGATTTGTTAGCCGCATTCAGCGATGTTGGTCCAGGTCGTGTTGACGTGACTGCAACGTCAGACGGAGTGGCTTTGGAAGAGAACAAGCTGGTGCAGTTCGTTGTTCCGACTTGGGGCAATGCGAACAACATCATCATCCTGCCAAGCCCGCAGCCAGGAAAGATCGTCATCTTGGCTGGCGCGGCTACTGGTGGCGAACTACGTTCTAGTTCACCGACCACAATTGCCATCAACGGCGGAACAGGCGCAGGCGCTGAATCGGCGGTGGCTGCCAATCGCATGATTGTCGCGATCTGCGAGTCTGCCACGTCTTGGAAGGCGTTCGGCATTGCTTCCGATGGAACGACCGCAGGGCTCGAAGCAGCGGCTTAATAAGGGCATGACGTGGCGACCAAGGAAATTGTATTCCCGAATGGTGTTGGCCGTGGCCTCTCCTTTCGTCAAGAAGTTGGGAAACGGGAGCGGTACACCTGCCCCTGGTCGCTAAACGTTCGTACCGAAGATTTTACGAAACGCCTGCGAGGTGGGTCATGGACTCCAGCGTCCGCTGCCTCGCAGGTAGGTGTGATTCACAGCGGCGGAACCGTCGTAGCGTCTCCTGGCAGCACTGCACCAGGAAGCACTCACGCGGCGGACTGCATCTATCGCGATCGGTTCATTCGTCCAGTCAGTCAAGCGATCTTCGCGAGTCGGCAAGGGACGTACACCTACTGGAAAATGAGCGTAGATATAAGTGATGTTGGTCGCCCGTTTGTAATCCAGCTATCCGAAGCTGGGGAACTGGGTGGCAATATCACTGCTTTGATTCCACACAAGGATGCGTATCTTCTGGCGGCCACCAGCAGCTCACTATGGGCTTTGCAAGGCGATCCGACTGCCGAGGGTCGCTTGCAGAACGTCTCGCGTGACGTGGGGATGGTTGGCGCCAGGGCTTGGTGTCGCGATCACTTGGATCGGTACTACTTCCTGTCGTCCCAGGGACTTTACACTGTCTCCGCCAGTGGGGATGGCTTGCAAGCCTTGTCCGAGGATGTGATTCCTGAGCAGTTGACAGGAGTTACGGATGCAGACACGGTACTTGAGTACGACCACGCAGCGCGCGGTGTGCGCATTTACATTCCAACGGCATCGGTCAACTGGCTGTTCGAAACGGAGCGACAGGCATTCTGGCCGTTCAAGGTTGGCTATGCAGGTTCGCATGTGGCGATGGGGCCGCTGAGGATGAACGACGGCGAGACCTATGGTCGCCTACTGCGATTGCATGGAATCACGGCAGCAGGCTCGGCAGACGTTACCTGGCGAGTTCTGGTAGCCGACACGGCAGAGCAGGTCAGCGTAAACGCCAAGGCAGCTATCGAAGCCCTGGTAGCTGGCAGCACGCCATCGAACGTCCACAGCAGCGGAACCTGGATTGCGGGCGTTAACCATCGAATCTACCCTCGCGCCAGAGGGATGTTCATGATCTTGCTGTTGTCTGCGAGCGGCACATGGGGGTGGGAAGGCGCAGTGTGCTTTATGGAACCGAGTGGAAAGTGGAGATAGGGACATGACGATACCAGACGTACCAGAACAAGATCCTGGCCAAAGCGTACTGCTGCTCCCTGCCGTCGCCAATCCATTCCTGAGCGTCTGGTGGAGCACGCAGACGGTCACCCAGGTTCCAGAGAACGTCATGGGTTGGCTGGTTGCGCAGGGGTACGAAGTTACTGGCATCACCCAGGATACGACAACAGTCCCACCGACCAATTACTTCGCGCTAACGCGGGAGGGCATGAAGCCTCTTGAGGTTCTGCTGAGCCTGTGCAACAGCTACACGACTGCGGCCAATGAAGCGAGAGAGTCCAACCAGATCCGCTACAACGAGATCCTGGTCAATTGGAAACAGATGATCGACAGCTCGCACGATCAGTTCAATGCGCAGACGGCGGAGCAGAACGCGCAGGCCGGTGTGTTCATGACCGACTTGGACAGCTACATGACTGCGATCGAGACGCTAATCGCAGACAACCAGACGGAGCTGGGCCTTGAGGCCGCGACAGCCAAGGTCGCATTAGTAGAAATGGATTCACGGCTCAGTGAACTGGAAACCAATGCCGCGGCCAATGCAGTTACCATCAATAACCTGCTGACGGAACAGGACACTAACCTTCAGACATACATCACCGACTACGATGCTCAACTGGATGAGTTGCAGCAGAACGTAGCCGATCACATCACTGCGGTGCTCGGCGAAGTAAGTTCGCTGGAAACAGTGCTGGATGAGCATGTTGCCGATTACTCGCAGCAATTCGATTCGCTTCTGGCGAACTACAACTTCCACGTAGCCGACATCGACGCTTTGTTGGCGAACGTGGCCAGTAACGTCTCGACCTATGTGTCGGATGTCAATGCAATCCTGACGGCATTAGACGCTGACTACCAAGCTGTGGAAACGGACCTGGGGGCGATCAGGACAACAGCCGGTACGCTAGTCGACAACCATGTGGTGGACTATGGATCTATCTTGGCCCTGCTGAGCGGTGACTACACGACGCACGCCACGGAAACCCGAGGGATCACGGATGCGATGGCTTTCGACTATACGGCGCACAGCAGCGAGGCGACTGGTTTCTTGACTGGCCTTGGGGCAACTGAACTGGCTAGGATCAATGAGCAAGCTGCGTCATCGCTTTCGGTGCAGATGCAAAAACTTGTGTCCAGTGGTCTGTATATGTCGACAATCCCAGTGGACGTTATAGAGCGCAACTGGAGGGACAGAGACGAGCAGATCCAGGCGCTTAACGACAACCTGAATCGCCAGAAGTTCGACAACCAGCACAAGCTGTTCGAACAGCAGCGTGTCATGCGCGGCCAGACGATGGATAACGAGCACAAGCTGTACGAGCAGCAGAGAGCCATGCGCGGACAGACGCTTGATGGCAAGAGCCAGTTGCATGCAGTGCAGCAGGAAGTTCTTCGGTATCAGGCATCGCTCATCAGCGGAGTTTACTCGCTACTCCAAGAAACACGCAATCGCGTACTGTCCGGTAAGCAAGCCATCTTCGCTGCCAAAGACGCCAGCGAGAGACTGGGGCTCGAAGTCCAGTCGCGACTGTACGCACAGTTACAGGACGTTCGGCAGAAGACGATCGATTCCGCTGACAGGGTTTACCAGTTACGGGACGTGTATGCGAAGTGGGCTAATACTGAGACTCACAGGACGTACGAGCAGTTGCAGCAAATCAGGCAGCAGTTCGTAGAGGCTACTGAGCGTCAGCACGCGGCTAAACAGGCTGTAACGCAAGCTGAGATCTCCCAGCGAGACATCCTCCTGCAACAGTTGCAGGCAGCGCTCACAGGTGTTCTGGGCGGCAAGGAACGATTCTCCAGTCTGCTTATGCAGAACGCTAACACGCTCGCCGAGCACAAGCACAAAGCCATTGCCCAGAGACTCGATACTGCTGTGAAGCGGTTGACTGGTTGGCAGTCGGTTGCCGACGAAAACCGCAAGCTGATGGCCATGCAATTAGACGAACGCAATAAGCTCTTGATTGGTTTGTATTCCTTCGTCGAAAGACGAGAGGATATCGGGCCAGCTTGGGAAGATATGTCAAAGACCATTGCTGGCTTGGGCGACAGCGGCGGAGGATGGCTGCAACCCTAGGTGATTCAGGAAAGTTGGTTACAGCGACACGGTTTTATGTTGTCTTTGGTTTCTTCTTAGGAGGAGGAACAAGGAAATGTTCGGGCGAAAACACATTTTCAAGTGGCCACCCTTTAGTAAGTCGCGATCTGAGAGTGCAATGCGATATTCCGAGCTTGCGCGCCCACTCTCGGAGGCAGTGAGTTTCTCCGTTGTAGGTCAGCATTCTGGCTTTACTGGTGTTCTGCGACTGCTCTTTCTTGGATGCCCAGCGGCAGTTGCTCTTTTCGTAGTTGCCGTCGCTAGAAATCCTATCAATCGTTGCTTCTGGGAATGGCTTTGGTCCCATGTCGTCAAAGAAGTTGACAAACGCATCAAGCCATCGCTGGCATACGGTAACGCCTTTCCCGCCATAAAGATGATAGTCTGGATAGTTTGGACTGTAGCAGCGTCGCTTCATTTCTTTCCAGGATGTGTACTCAGTCGAATTGCACATTCCCCTAGCGTTCGCACGATGGCAACCACAAGACTTAATCGACTCCCTTCTGAGATCAGCACGAGCCACGGTCGTCGTATTTCCGCACTCACATATACACTTCCAGCGAGAATCGCCAGACTTG